TAATTCTGATCAGTCATCAAATCGTACTAAAATTGAGACTAATATTAATTCTTACTACTCAATATTTTAATGTCGTACTTAATATATATTAATGAGGAGGACGCTAATGCTCGTGCTGACACAGAGGGGCAAAGAGTGGGTTATTCGTACTGGACTGAAGGTAGAGGCACTCGTTGGAAAACAAGACCATATCCAACAGCAGAAGGCAAGTGGGCTTTGAATGTCAATACCTATGAATTAACCGAAGAAGAAGAATCCTCTACAGTTAACTCGTATAACCCTGTACCTAGCGAGGAAGTATAATGGAAAGCGTAATTAGAGGGACAGTAGGATCAACGGGATTCTTTGCTTGTATGGGACTACAAACCATTAACAGTGCAGTCAGCCTAGTTGTTGGGGTAGCTACCCTAATATTTTTAGGTCTATCTATTTACAAACTAATTAACGAACTCAAATGACTACTGAACTCATAGCTATGCTAGGTGGTGGTGCATCTGGTTTCTTGTTCAAGTTGATTGGTACAATGGTTACTGCTCAACAGAACAATGTAGCAAATTTATTAAAGAAGCAGAAAGCCTCAGATGAGAGTGCTGATGCAGCGGCAAAACGTACAGGAGACGGTGGTGCTTGGGTACGAAGAGTAATAGTAGTAACAGTTTTATTTGGTGTAATCATAGCCCCCTTCATCCTAGCTCACAGCAATGAGGGTGTAACAGTAGCTAGTGAATATAGTAAATGGTTCGGCTTCGTAAAGGGTACAACGTACCAAACTTTGCACGGGTATGTTATACTACCAGAGATACGCCAAACAGTTCTAGCCATAGTAGGCTTCTACTTTGGTTCATCCTCAGTTAAATAATATGAAAAAATGTACTGTATGCGACAAGCCTAAGAGCATCTGCTCCTGGTGTTCACCAATTCAATGGATTACAAAAATGCTAAAGAAAAGCTCTCTGAGCTCCGTGACAGCCTCAATGAGGTCTTGGGGAGTAAAAGTGAGGGCCCTAGCCGGGAAGACGCTGAGGAGGCTCTCAAGGCGGCTAAAGACGGTGCTAGGCGGGCTAAGAAAACACTTCTAGGTAAGATTAAGGATTTACCTGTAGTAGATAAGATAGCACAGCTTGGAACTGCTGGCACTGTTGCTGTAGGCACAGCAGCCGTTACCCAGACAAACATAGCGGTAGACGAGACAGAAGTATTTGTAGCAAGTGTAGCTAACGATGTAGTACACGATAGGATTAGGTTTCCCGAAGTAATTAATAGCTTTGTAGACTTTAGTGCATTAGACTCCTGGGGCAGAGAAGTAATAAAAGAAAAGGTAGCCGAGGCAAAGGCTGAAGCAGCCAAGGTAGAGGCAAAGGTAGCACCCGTAGAGACAAAGGAAACCAAGGAAGAATCACAGCCCGCCGAGGAAACCAAGAGCGAGGAACCACAAGCCCAAGAAGAAAGTGCTGATAACACCGAGAAAGATGGAGAAAGTGCAGAGGAAACTAAACAAGATGTAAAGGAGGCTGAGGGTGAAGAGGTAGAGGCAGAAGACGTTGAGGAGCCACAGGTCGAAGAGGTAGCAGAACCCGTGCCAGAGGAAAATGTTGAAGAAGTTGATGAAATTAAGCCTCACTCAGACGTAGAGAATGTGGACCCAGAACAGCCATCAATATTACCAGACGACTCAAAAGTAGTCTCACCAGAAGGACCAAGACAGGTATGATACAATATATACTAGATAATTACAAAGAGAACCTACTGGGTATGCTATTTGCGTACATAGGTATATTCTCTATTGTGGTTATGTTCCTTCCTAAAAATAATATAATATCCAGAGCCTTTAAGGAGTTCGCATCAATATGCACATCTATTTTCAAAAAATAAAATTTTTATTAGCACCATTACTATTTGTTTCTATCGCATGGGGTGCCGTACAGCTCAATAGTGTAGTATATGATTTAGAGATAGAGATTGATGATACGTACAGTGTATCTGATTTTAACCCACAGGGTGGTAAGACTTACTACAATCCAATGGTATTTACTACTACTGTAGGTGGAGAATACATCTTTGAAAACTATGCAAGCGAACTAACAGGGGGGACTCAAGATACTTCTCTTCTAATATATGATAACTTAGAAGCTAACTTTATTGTTGAGCAACCCTTGATATTTAATGATGGGCCTAGCGTAGGCTTTGGAGGAGGTCAGTTAAATACCTTTGACGGATTTGAAAGGTATAGCGAGCCATTTGATGCTACTATAAGCCTATCTGGTAATACTACCTATGCCGCATTATTCTCATCTTTCTCACCTGATGCTATAGGAGTTATGCAGGTAAGACTAACAGCCCCAGGGCAAATTTACAGTACTGATCTAGTTGCTATACCAGAGCCAAGTGACACAGGCTTATGGATTGCAATAATCATAGGATTCTTTGTAGCATTTAGCTACATGAAAATAAGAAGCGGAGTATAATATGGCAACAGATAATTTATTAATATCAATAAACCAAACAACTAATGCAGTTGGTCAGAATCTAACTAAGAGCACTACAATTACCAGCAACTCCTTGTCTAGGTGCAGTTTTAAGATGGCATCAGACAAAGAGATTTTGGTAATATCAATTAGTGCTCTAAGAACAGGGTTAAAGTATATTGGTATGACATCAGATGTTGCTTTGACCGGAGCTGTGCTTAGAGATTCTACAGCGACAGGAACAGCCATAGGATCTGGAACCGTTCTAGACATTGGTGCTTTTACTGCTGGTCAGGCTAAACAATCAGAGAGTATAGACTTTGCTTTGCCAGGTAGTGGTAATAATATTGATAATTTAAGAATTACAAAAGCAACTGGTACAGGGGAAGCTACTGTATCATTAGAAATTTACTCTTCAGAAACAATAACTGAAGCTAACTAAAACTAATAACAAAAGGATACATTATGCCAATGGGAAAAGGAACATACGGAAGTAAAATAGGACGTCCATCTAAAGCTGCAAAAGCTGGAGGAATGAAAAAGATGGCTAAAAAGAAAATGGTAAAAAGAAGAAAGTAATGCCATTTAGCAAATACAGTCCAAAACAAAAGAAGTTAGCACGGGTAGCACCACCTCGTAATAAGATTACTGGTGCTGACTTCAGAAAACTAAGGAGCGGAAATGCACAAAAAAATACTAAGCGTCGCAAGAAAGCTTGAGAAGGCTTCTAAGGCTCACGCTGGGCAAGCCAAGTTACTCAAATCACTTGTTAAAAATGGCAAAGAAAAAAGCAAAAAGCGGAGGTAAAATATGTCCAGAAGGTAAGGCTTGGGCTAGGCGTACATTTGACACTTATCCAAGTGCTTATGCTAACCTTGCTGCTTCAAAGTATTGCAAAGACCCTAATTATGCAAAGAAAGCAAAGGGAGGAAAACGAAAGGGCAGATAATGGATAAGATAGGTAAAAGACAACAAGCGGCACTTAAAGCTCATTCTAAGCACCATACTAAAAAGCATATGGCTTTTATGCGTAAGTTAATAAAAGAAGGTGCTACTTTTACTGAGTCTCACAACAAAGCAATGAAAAAAATTGGTAAGTAATGCCAAACAAAAGAATACCTAGAAAAAGGCCAGACGGAACTATTAGACCTAAGTCCAAGCATTCTGATTTGTACACCGATGAGAACCCTAGAGGTACAATAAAGGGGCTAGGATTTAAGGATGTTAAAACAGCAAAGTCTAGTATAAACAAAATAAGGAGATCAGGTAAAACACACGCGCATAAGATACAGGCAGCAATAGCAATGGAGCAAAGAGCAAAAGTAATGAAGAAGACTGGACCCGCCAAAGTATATAGAACCTATATTAATAGTATTAAAAAATCGTAATGGCACAATTAAAACAATGGCTAAAACAAAACTGGGTACGCATAGGAACTGATGGATCAATCAAAGGACCTTGTGGAACGTCTAAGGACAAGAAGAACCCAGACCGTTGTCTCCCTCGCAGAAAGGCTTTATCTCTCACGAAAGCGGAAAGAGCTGCTACTGCTAGAAAAAAGAAAAAGGCGGGAGCTAGAGGAAAAACAGTCGTTGCAAATACACCTAGAGCAAAAGTCAGGAGCTAATGAGAAAGGAACACAAAAGTAAAAAAGGTGGACTTACTGCCGCGGGCAGGGCTTACTTCAAGCGTAAGACTGGTGCTAATCTGAAGCCGCCTGTTACTGAGTCCAATCCCAAGGGCAAAAGAGCAGCCAGAAAGAAATCATTTTGTGCTAGGATGGCTGGAGTTAAAGGTCCGATGAAGGACAAGAAGGGAAGACCAACACGCAAGGCACTTGCCCTAAGACGTTGGAAATGTTAACTTATATAACTAATGGCTACATTTCATAGAACTCAAAGATTAGAAATATACGGTAAGAAACCTGAAGTTACTCAACTTTTTGGTTCTCGCTATCGTATAGTAGTTCGATGCAAAGCTAAAAACGAAACAGAGGCTTGGTACCAGACTAATAAATCTCAAATATTTGCAGACTTTGGAACTCTTTACTCGGATCAAATGTCTGTGGATGGCATTGATTCTAGAACAGGAGAAGCTTATCCAGACATGGTGCTTGTTCAGCACGAGGCAGGGTACACACAAACAGGTGATTATGTTATAACATTCGTATATGAAACTCTTACTAGCTCATTTGTACAAGAAGCAGAAGATAAGGTTGATCAGGAATCAAATGGTCTAAGGAAAGTAACAAGAAGTGTTATAGCTAAGGACGGAGCAACTTATGGCAAGATTGTAGGAACCACAACCCTAACGCACTCAGATCACGGATATGGGTCTACTACACTTGTTCTTGCCTCAGCAGAAGAAGATGCAAAAAGACCCAATGAAAATAAATTTATAAGGATACGAGAAACTTGGATAGAACCTGGTGTATTAGATGTATCTGTTGATAAAAACTCTCCCAAGTTTAATGTTTCTGTTCAAGCTGTAAAATTTACTGCTGCTGAAGTAAGAGCCGCTGTACCAGAAGTAACAACCAACCACAATCTTAGGTCTGAGTCTAAGAGTGATTTTAATGGTCTAACAACCTTTAGGTATGAATTTGAAATACGCTCTACCTCAATAGCTACAGAGCTAGGTGACCCACAGATAGGTGTTAGATTTGATACAGGATTACAAACTGATGGAAGCAGTGATTTTGTTATTACTAGGCAGTATGCAATATCTTCCGTGAATGTTCCTGGCTCTATTAAACAACTTATACCACCAGAGATAACAGATCCTGTATTTGATGGCACGGGAGGAACAAATATCGCCCATTTGGTAGATCAAGAAGTTGCACCTAACGGGCAAGATGGAGCAGTGCTAACACGTACATTTGCAATGGTTCCTACGCAAAGCCAAGACTGGGATGAACTGGTAGTGCGTTTTCCTGGGGTATCAACAGGACCTTTTCAACTAGATGAGAACTTTGCGTTCAGATCACAACCATTCAGTGAGTCTGTTCCAGTAAGAATAGTAAGAGATTTCTTTTTATCAAATCCCCAACGTATACACGCTCCAGCTGAGTTTAGACCCGTAGATGAATCAGGGAATAGAACAGATGTTCTTAGTTCAACTACCGTGCCTACAGCCGACGAGTACATTGGCTTTGTCAACTCTGGTAAATTTTTAAATGACAGGGTATCAATACACAGGTGGCAGGGCGATATATGGGAGCGCAGAATAGTTCAGTTTGTAGCAAAGTAATGAGCATGGGAAATCCAGTTATAAGCAAGACACTATCTACTCCTACAAGGAAGATTAAAGATCAATCCGTAGAGGATCAGTTAAGAGTGCTAGAAGAAAAAATAAAACCATTTAAAACAATAGAACTTCCCGGAGCAGAGAATGGGGAAAGAGTTATAGCAGGGAGAAACATAGTAATACCAAATGCCTAATTTAGAAGAAAGGTTGCGAAACGCAAGAAATGACGCTGACGGAATGAATAGACTTCAAGCCGCGAAAGGTCACGTCATAGTTGCTGGAAGCAATGTTGTTGTTCCTAACAAAGAAGAGAGAAAACAAGTTGAGCAGACTCCTGCTGATGTTTTTAAACCCGTAGAAGTTAATAGTGATGATGACATTCCTGTTAGGTTTTTACTTGTTTCCGAAGGACCACAAGATGATGATCTAAGGCTTACCATAGATGGAGTGACCATATCTGATCCACAGTTAATTGTAACTGGTTACATAGGTTCTCTTACGGTTGGAAATCAAAACAATTTAAATTTTTTAACAACTGGTTTTCGTCAGGTTGCTGTTACCAGAGATCAAGCTATTGCCGCTGGAGCTAATTGGGCCTTGGGAGCAACAGTAAAGGTAGATGTATTTGATGGCTGGGGACCAGGAGTTAGGACAGCAACTTGGAAAGTTATGATAGACTTTAAGAGTGGTCGTTTTACACAAAAGACTGGGGGAACTTCTTCTTCAGGAACTTCAAGGTCTTTTACTCCAGACCCTGTGCCTAGCGATTACTATCTTACTGGACCACACTTTTTTGACTACCACGAGAATGGAAGCTTTGAACTAAATTAAAATATTATGCCTACAATTACTGTTTTTACTGACGACAATAATTTAGCTAACAATGTAGCTGAATACAAACCTTTTACTGTTGGAGACGCTACTGATGCGTGGACACTAAAATTTCACAATGGTACTTCATTCTTTGCGCCATCTGGAGTTTCTATGCGAGTAGGTCACGTTAATGGCTTGCCAAACGGAACATATAATAGTGCTTTTACTTGGACAGATAGGTATGACAATGACTATACTCCTAACATCACGGTTAGTGGTGGGATTCCCTCAATAAGCGGTACGCCAACTAACGGTAGTTCAATTGGTGGGAGTGGGGTTTATATATTAAATGGAGAAGAACCCACAAATGTTGGTCAGATAACTAATATTGCTTATGCATCAACCAGTAGTGGTTCCTTAACTGGTAATTACGCTGCGGGCACGAGTGTTACTTTTACTGCGACTGGTGCTGGCAGGGGATTTATAGCTACAGGACGTAATACTTCAAGTAGCGACGGAGGACTAGATACCTTATCGCTTATATCTGGGGGAGCTGATTATACAGCAGCAACTGACATTAGCTCTAATGTTGTTAGTACAAATCGTGCAATTTTAACTTTTGATGTCAAAAGCCCTAGATACCAAGTTCCATTTCTAAGTGCTACAAGTGGACTTAATATTATTGCTGCAACTACTCTGTCCCCATTTTCTGATGGGGAGATACAAGACACCACTGAGTTTAATTCAAGCACCCTAGTTATACGTCCAAGGGACATTGCTACTGCTTCATTAAGTCAAAGTGGCACAGACTACGTAGGAACAATGAACCCAATCAATGACTATGTTACTGCTAGGCTTGCACTAAGAGGAAGCACTCAAATTGACCTTCAGATATTTGGGGACAACCAAATGTTGTTCCAAGGAAAATTAACAATACTTAACAAGATAGCATAGTTCACATCTATGGTACAATAGAATATATTATGGAAAGATTACCACGATTAAATACTTCGCAAGGGTTTCAGAAACTTGCAAATTTCAACGCACAAATGAATAAACAAACTCCCTCTCAATATGGGGGGTCTTCTGGGAGTCAAGCTATGAGTAAACCTAATCTACTTGGTAGCGAATCACAAAGAGCTAGATATTTTGATCCTTCAATGGTCCAAGCTGCAAATAGAGCTAGAGAGGTAATGGGAGGATTAAGGGATCTTTATGATTCATTTACGGTGTTTGGTCAAACCCCAGATTCAAATCAAATAAATGAATTACAATCTTATATTCAAAAAAGTATTGCATCTGGTGATGTGGATGCTGATGCCTTTAAATCCAAAAGCTTTGGTGACCCTTTTATAAACTCAATCAATGCCCTTATAGGAAGAAACAATAGAAACACTAATTTTGGAGGGGGATAATCCTTTAATAGCCCTGCAATCCATAAAAAAAATAATATATTATGGCTTTAAACTTTGATCTAAATTCAGTTAACTTTGGTGCACCTCCTTCGGATGTTGGAGGCAATGAATTATTGGGGGGGTTGGGTCTAGGTGGAGCTGCATTTGCCGCACAAACTGGAAGACCTCCAACGCCAGTGCCTTCGGGCAAATTATCGCCTTTTGCTCAAAAAGTTGCCGCCAATGATGCGGCTAGAAGGGCTGCTGCTAGAACTGCTGCTAGAGCAGCTGCAGGGTCTAGCCTTGGCCCCGCAACTTTAGCTTTCACTGGCGGGTATGCGTTTGGTACTGCTTTGGATCAAGCCTTTGACGGAGCGATTAGCGACAAAGTTGCCTCTGGGATTAGTAATTTACTGGGTTTAAGTATAGACCAACCAGCAGCATTTAATGCTCCAACTCTTAATGACCTTGCAGCTATAAATGTTGATAAAGCCTCTATTGGCGCAGAAGAAGCTCGTAATTTAAATAAGGACGAGGTAAATAATCAGGACCCTGACGAACCTACGCGACAAGAATATTGCGAAGCTAGGTATTACCCAGGTATAAGCCCTGAGCAGTGCAATATATTAGAGGAGCAAGAAAATTTAGTAGAAGAACAATCAAGAGGATTTGTTCCAACGATGGATGATTTACAACAGTCAGGAGCAGAGGCATCCTTTGTCTTACCAAGCGGAGAGGTTCGCACTATTATGCCTGGTCAAGATGTAGCCTCTGTATTTGGTAGAGAAAGAGGAACAAGAACATTCCCCGTTGATCAGGGATCAGTTACAGTTCCTTCTAACTTGCTAGCTCAGACTATGGGATTGACTCCAAGTCTACAAGATATACAAAACGTACAACCACCGCGGGTTGCAACTGACGATACATTTGTTCCTGATGGCAGAAGCAGTTACTTTACTGAGTCTGTAGCTAGGGAGCAGAGAATACGTGACCGAGATAGGCGGCCCGGTGAAACTCAAACAGAACGTGATACACGACTTGCTAGAAGTAAAACCCTAGAAGGCAGGGCAAGAGCGGAAGCAAGAGGTTCTGGAGTAGGCAGAGATATGACCTTTGAAGAGGCTCGTAAGTTTATTTCTAGGCAGGAAAACTACAGAGGTGAAAAAGAAAGTGTAGCAACCTATAACCAGCGCATAAGAGAGTTTAAGGAAAGATATAACAGCGATCCTCAGAAGGCTGCTAGAGAGGCTAATAGACTTGCTAATGAGGGAAAAAGACTCAACAACAAGAAAGCTCAAGCCGAGTTAAATGACTACAAGAAAACATCAGCACAGAAATACCAAGATGTAGTTACGGTTGCAGACCTTCTAGTTGAGGACGGTCTTCTTACTGAAGATCAAAAGGTTTTCTTTATTGTTGATCAAATGGGTGGAGATATTAAGAAACTGTTTGCAGAACCAAGTACACCTAGCGGTGGGTCAGATGGTAAAATAGAGACCCCAACTCTTGTAGGTCAATTAACGGGGCAAACAGGGGTTGTTGATGTCTCAAGAATACCTCAACAAGCAAAACAAGTATTAATTAATGATCCTGACCTAAGAGACTTTTTTGATCAGAAATATGGAAAAGGTTCAGCCCAAGCGGTTTTAGGTGAATAATGGCAAACCCATTTGATAGGTTTGATGTTGTCGAGAACCCATTTAATAGGTTTGATGTTTCCGAGAACCCATTTGACCAATTTGATTTAATTGACCAAGAACCTGAAGGACCAGGTGCGATTGACTACGCAGGTGCTTTTGCTACTGACATAGGAATATCTGAGGCAGGTAGACTAGGTGGAGCTACTATAGGAACAGCCATTCTGCCGGGTATAGGTACTGCAGTTGGTTATGTAGTAGGTGGATTAGGTTCTGGTGCGGCTGGCTCTATAGCCCGCCAACGTATACTTAATCCAGATGGTGAGATTAGCTATGGTCAAGTGTTTGCAGACGCTCTAATTAATTTAATACCTGGAGCAAAGGCGGGCAAGTTTGGTGTTAGTGCAGTGGCTAGACAAGCAAGCATTGGTGCAGGCATATCTGGTGCAGCAAACATAACTGAGTCAGTTATTGACGACGGTGACCTCCCTACCTTTGAAGAATTTTCCAAGGCGGGGATTACAGGGGCTGCACTAGGTGCAGGTCTGGGAATGAGCGGAGAAGCCTTTAACAAGGCTTACAGCAAGTTTGCTGGACTTCCTTCAAGAAAACTAACAGAAGCTTTTAAGATTGGTGACAAGGATGCAAAGCTACTTATTAATGGCGTAGAGAAAACTGGGGAAGAGTATGCTGAAATGCTACCCAAGAACTTTAACGATATAAAGCTAGGAATCAGTGAATCATATAGCGATGAATTGATACGTGCTAGAGTCTTGCAAGATGAAGTGGCTGGTGGTCAAATAAAAGATGCTGGTAAGCTAAAAGTTAAATCTGATGATAGTGATTTTTATCTTCAGAGAAGGTTATCTAGTCAAAAGATAACAGAAAAAGGTGAAGAAGCCATGAGGCTTGTAGATTTGGATGGGGACTTCTTGAGGGTAAAAGCAGAAGAACTTGGAGTCGAGCCTGAACTTCTATCTAGGTCAGTAAATCAATACTTATACGCTAAACACGGTGTTGCATACAACAAAGCCAATAGAGCAAAGTATCAAGGGGATGGAGCAGCAGGAAAAAGCACTAAAGACTTTAAAAATATTATTGACGATTTTGAATCTCAAGGTCTTAACAATCAACTCAAAGAGTCTATCGAGTTAAGGAGAGACTTATCTAAGAGAATATTAAATACCTTGCAAGAAGGAGGGCTAATTAGCAAGGTTGAGGCAGACAAGTTGCGAAAGAGGTTCCCAGACTATGTTCCCCTTAATCGTATAATGGAAACTGACGAACTGGCTGACGTTGTATCAAGTGTTAGCAACAGAGGGGGAAGATACGAAACAACTTCTCCTGGTATGTTCAGGGCAAAAGGTTCAGCCCTTGAAGTTGATGACATATATAAAAACATCTTTGACAATTTAATAAACGCAACTCAAAGAGCTGAGGTTAATAAAGCAAACCAAGCGTTTCTTAAACTACTCAGAGACAATCCAAAAGAAGCCAAGGACATAGCAAAAATTGTTAAGCCCAAAGTGGTTGGAACCAAACTTGTTAAAGATACATCTAATGCTGCAAATACACTGAGGGCAGAAGGCAAACGCCCCCCGTCTAAAAAAGTTCCTGAATACAAAGACGCTGACAAAAATGTTTTAACTGTTTTTGAAAACGGCAAGCCTCTGCACATTAAACTAACTGATCCTAGACTAGCTGCTGCACTTAAAGGAACTAACAAGCAAGAGGTTGAGGGATTACTAAAACTGGCACTAAGATCAAACCGTTTCTTAGGCGGTCTTTACACTCGTCAAAACCCAGAGTTCCTTGTCCCCAACTTATTTAGAGACAGATCTGAAGCATTCGTAAACTCAATTAAGAACATGAAGTTTGGGGGAGCACTTAAACTGCTAAATCCTTTCTCTATTGTTAATGAAGATATGAGAACAATCAGAAGGAATCTGTTGGGCAACAAGGCAGAGCCTGGCACAAAACAAGCAGAGCTAGACGATATATACGAAGAGTTTGTAAAAGCGGGTGGACGGACTGGTGGCGTTGGTTTATCTACAGTAAAAGACATCAACGAAAGTATTAAAGAACTTAGCGGAAAATTAAATCAGCCTGCAAAATCGAAAGCAAAAACTTTTAACAAATTTATTAACAGAGTTAATGAATACTTTGAAAACGCTAGTCGTTTTGCTGTTTACAGAAACAACAGGGCTGGTGGCATGACCCCAGACCAAGCAGCTTTTGCTGCAAGAAATAGTTCCTTTGATCCTAACCTTCAGGGATCAGAAGGTGATGCAATAAGAGCATTGTATCTATTTAGTAATCCAGCGATTCAAGGTGCTAAAAACTTCTTACGCAGCATGAATCCAAAGAAAAACCCAAAGACATTTACAAGCGTTATGGCTGCACTAGGGGGCGTAACTTATACAGTAGACAGATGGAACTCTCTTACTGATGAAAACTGGAGAGACGAAGTTGGAGACTACAAAACAAACAAACACATAACTATTGTGACTGGTAAAGACCCAGATGGAAACTTGGAGTATGTGTCTATTCCTATTGGTTACTCAATGGTTCCGTATAAGATTACTGCTGACTACGCTCAAAGAATTATGTTTTCGGAGGAAGAAGACATTAATGTTTCTGAAGTGGCTAAAGACTTGACGGAAAGTGTGCTTGACGCTTACAACCCTATGGGTGGATCACCTGTTCCAACTGTGTTCCGTCCAATACTTGAAATACAAAGAAACAAGAATGGCATAGGGCAAGACATAAGACCAGAGTGGCTTGAGAAGCAAAATGTTTCTGTAGTCGAAAGGATTCACCCTTGGACAGCAGACACACAAGGAGGTGAGTTAGCAATGAATCTTTCAGAGCAACTAGAGGATATGGGATACGAAGTGTCACCTAGTACGCTCCTTTATTTATACCAAACTTACACTGGGGGGCCAGGCAAAACTGTTCAAAGGCTTTTTGATGTTACGTCTAAGTTGTGGAACGGGGATAAGATTAACCCATCTGACATACCTATTTCTCGTAGATTTTATGGGAAAACATATACGAAGAAGTTTGAGAATCGTAAAGGGGAAAGACAGTTACTAGAAAATATAGAAAAGCAAGAGAACACAACTCGTGCAAAGGCTTCTAGAATTGCTTTCAAGTACAAATCAAAATTAAAGAACGCAACGAGCGAGTTAGAGAGAGAAAGAATAGGTCAAGATATGTTGAATGACCCAGAGGTAGACGCTGCTGTTTTCAGACGAATTGAAACATTCCTTGAGGACGAAAGAGATGGAATTACTCCGCAAGACAAACAGATGAGATCTAAATTAAAGACTAACGCAAGTAAAGCACAGTATTACATGGAGCGTATTAAAGACATGGACAGAGAAGAAGCTGCAATATACATACAGGGTCAAATTGATCGAGGGCTTCTAACTAAAAACGTAGAAGAACTTATACTGGGTATGCAGTCTTTTCAATCTACGTTTGGTAATTAAAGGTGTCAGCTTCGTGGTTTGGAAAGCTGGCTGACGGCAACTCTATTATAGGTCAGCAGTATAAGACCTTTCCGGAGCACTCACGACTTACTCTGTTTGCAGTAAATATATAAACCTGCAAAGTTATTCTCTCTCCTCAGCATTAGATAGGAGACGATCTTGAAGCATATCAATCTTCTTTTTTAAATTCTCTATATCTTTGTTTAGTGTTTCATTCTGCTTGGTCAAGGCTTCGCATGACTTAGTCATAGCCTCTAGCCCTTTAGCCAGAACTTCTTCTGAGTTAATCTTAAATACGGATTGGGTTTGGGTATTTTGCATTTATCTTATGTTATGTGAAATTAGTTGCCACTGAGGGCCGTCTTGTTCAATCCACTCAAACATATTTAGTATGTCCTCACTGTCCAGTGGTTCGTCAGATTCTAGGTAGTATATACCCTTGACCTCTGCGTCTCTAAATGACGGCCTATCAGCCTCAAACTCTACAGTAACATTGGCTGTGTCACCACCGCAGGTGTCCATTTCTATTTTGTGTTCGTATATCATGGTAGTATT